GAATCAGATGATGACGCCGGCCAAGGAGGTGGCGAAGTGCCCTATGCCTACCCAGGACGTGGTGCTGAATCTGAAGAATCGGGCTAAGGCAATCACCACTGCCGCCTACGGCCCTGAGAATCCCGCGTTGCCTAACACGGCCTACTGGAAGAAGAAGGCAGACACCTGGGACGTTAGCGTGGAAGACGCGAAGAAGAGCGTCTGCGGTAACTGCGCGGCGTTTAACGTGCAGGACTCGATCAAGCAGTGCATTGCTAAAGGAATTGGAAATGAAGCAGACCCTTGGGGAACTATACGCCTCGCTGACCTCGGCTATTGCGAGATTTTTGACTTCAAGTGCGCATCTACTAGAACGTGCGATGCTTGGGTTACGGGCGGCCCTAACGATGGCAGTGGAGACGATGAAGAGTCTATGGACACGCAACTAGAGGGCGGGGTGGAAGAATGAAGAAGCCAGGTCTGTACGCCAACATTCACGCCAAGCAGGCCCGTATTAAAGCTGGCTCAGGCGAGAAGATGAACAAGCCTGGCACAAAGGCAGCGCCCAGCGCAGCCGACTTCCGCAAGGCGGCCAAGACAGCCAAGCCGGTGAAGAAGTGACAGCCGCCTGGACGCGCAAGGAGGGTAAGTCGGCCACTGGCGGCTTGAACGCCAAGGGTCGCGCCAGCGCCAAAGCTGAAGGGATGAATCTAAAGCCTCCGGTGAAGTCCGGAGATAACCCGCGTCGGGCGTCATTCCTAGCGCGGATGGGGAATATGCCTGGTCCTGAGATGAAGGACGGGAAGCCGACCAGGTTGCTACTGAGTCTAAACGCCTGGGGCGCGTCATCCAAGGCAGACGCCAAGGCCAAGGCGAAAGCCATCTCCGCGAGGAACAAGGCCAAGTGATAAGCCCCATTGCCATCAGCACCGTCCACGGGAAGAATCTCGCGGTGATGCTGGCGTCAATACGCGAGTATTGCCCAGAGATTCCCGTGTACTTGCGCGGTCCGGCCTCGGTCCTGGACCGGTTCGATGCCGACGTGAAGATGATTGGCCAGCCGCGCAACTTCGGCGAGGACTACAACGACATCATCAACTGCGCACTCAAGGATTTCGACTCTGTCGTGGTGGCTAATGACGATATTGTCCTGACCCCAACCAGTTATCGCGTCCTGATGGACGACGTGGACATCATCAGCGACCTGAGTCTGAACCCTGGATGGGTGGCCGCCAGGTGCGATTCTGCGCGTGCTGTGCAGAATATCCGCTGGAATCCAGAGGGTGAGGCCATCGATATGTGCCGATTCACGTCCGAGTCAAAGATTAGGCGCTCTGATGTCATCTCGCCCATATTTGCCTGGATTTGTGCAGATGCCTTTGCCAAATGCCCATTTCCCCCACTAAATTGGTTTTCAGATGACGTGCAATGCAGCGACCTAGAGGCACTCGGGTACAAGAATTTCGTGAGCGCGTCCTACGTCCACCACGTCGGGAGCCAGACGGTGGGCGTAAACGCCGAGTCCTTAACCAACCAGGCGATGCCCTGGCTTATGAAGCACCGACCCCAATATGTCAAACAGTGGTTTAACTCTTAACCTGGGTTCCGGCAAGGATTACAGGGATGACTGCCTCAACGCGGACATCCGGCCAGACGTAGGCGCCGATTGGGTGGTGGACATCTCCGACCTCCACATTGGCGGCATCGTCAAGTGGAAAGATAACTACATCCCCATCAAGCGCGGCGGCTTTGAGCGCATCATTGCCTTTGACATTTTGGAGCATATTCCGAATCTGGTGAAGGCCATGACCAACTGCCGCGATCTGCTGGCTGATGGCGGTGAGATGCACATCGTCGTGCCGTACGAGTTGAGCCTGGGCGCTTGGCAGGACCCGACCCACGTCCGAGCGTTTAACGAAAATTCCTGGGTGTACTACTGCGGCTGGCACTGGTACTTGGGCTGGAAGGACTACCGGTTTGACGTGACGCACCTGGACTACAAGCTGTCCGAGTATGGGAAAACCCTAGAATTGGGACTAGACGAGTTGCTGCGCACGCCTCGGGCGGTGGACAGTATGTACGTCGTACTTAGAAAGATACCCGTATGAACATGAACGATATGCCAATTACCACCGACGTGGCCGCCCAAGAGCAGATGGATGACACCGAACTTGAGGCGATCATCGGGCAGGACCTGACCGACGCCGTCAGCTACATCGATTCCGATATATCGCCCATCCGAGCGATGGGTACGGCCTACTACCGAGGCGACCCATTCGGGAACGAAGAAGACGGGCGCTCCCAGGTGGTGGCGATGGAGGTGCGCGACACCGTCAGCGCCATGATGCCTAGCCTGATGCGGGTGTTTTTCAGTAGCGAGAACACCGTCGAATATATGCCCGAGACACCGGCAGACGTCGAGTACGCCAAGCAGGCCACCGACTACGGCAACTTCATCTTTAACTCAGACAACAACGGGTTTATGACCACCTACGCCATCTTCAAAGATAGCCTGGTGCGTAAGTGCGGCATTGCGAAATTCTGGTGGGAGGACTCCGAGAAGGTGGAGATCACCGACTTCACCGGCCTGGATGAGCAGACCCTGCAAATACTGATGCAGGAGCAGGCCGAGGTCAAGATTGTGGTGTCATACCCAGACCCAGACGCTCCCCCAATGCAGCCCCAGATTGACCCAATGACGGGTCAGATGATGCCTCCCCCACCGCCTTCCATGCTGCACGACGTGCAACTCAAGCGCGTCACCAAGGACGGGCGCATCAAGATCATGGCAGTGCCGCCCGAGGAACTGCTGATTGACCGTCGTGCGCGGTCTTTTGATGATTGCAGCCTGATCGCGCACCGCAAGATGGCGACTGTCGCTGAACTGGTGGCGATGGGCTACGACGAGGACGAGGTGCTGGACAACGTCACCGCATCCGACCTGGACGATAACGAGGAGTACCTGGCACGCCAGCCGCTGGCAACGGCCATCGGCCAGACCGACAGCGCCAACCCCATGCAGCGGCGGGTTTTGTACATCGAGGCATACGAGCGCATCGACTACGACGGCGATGGCATCCCAGAACTACGAAAAATCTGCTGCATGGGTTCCGGATACAAGGTTGTGCGGAATTTGCCGGCGTCCTACATCCCGTTCGTGGACTTTCCCTGCGATCCCGAGCCACATACGTCCCCCATCGAGGCGATGTCCATATTCGACATCACGCACGACATCCAGGAGATTAAGTCCGAGATCCTGCGCAACACTTTGGATTCTTTGGCGCAGTCCATCCACCCCCGCACTGCGGTGGTCGAGGGCCAGGTCAACATGGATGACGTGCTGAACAATGAGACCGGCGCAATTATTCGTATGCGTGCTCCTGGCATGGTGCAGCCGTTCTCCAGCCCGTTTGTCGGACAGGCAGCGTTCCCCATGCTGGACTACATCGACCAGATCAAGGAAGATCGGACCGGCATGAGCAAGGCCGCGATGGGTCTGAACGCCGACGCATTGCAGTCCAGCACCAAGGCGGCGGTGGCCGCCACCATCAGCGCGTCACAAGGACGCATTGAACTCACGGCGCGGATGATGGCCGAGGGCATGAAGAAGCTGTTTAAGGGCATCCTGTTCTTGATGGTGACCCACCAGGACAAGCCCCGTATGATTCGCCTGCGCGACCAGTTTGTGGAGATCGATCCCCGCGCCTGGAACGCCAATATGGACGTGAGCATCAACATCGGCCTGGGCAACGGCGACACCAACGAGCGCCTACAGGCTCTGATGATGATCAGCGCCAAGCAGCAGGAGGCGCTTACGCAACTCGGCGCTCAGAACCCGCTGGTAAGCCCGTCCATGTACGCCAGCACCTTGCGCAAGATCGTGGAACTCAGCGGGTTCAAGGACTCCAGCCAGTTTTTCAACGACATCCCTGCCGACTACCAGCCGCCAGCGCCACCACCTCCCAAGCCGACACCCGAAGAGGTGCTGGCCGAGGTCCAGGCCAAGTCCATTGAGGCCGACATCCAGAAGAAGGCAGCCGAGTTGGAACTCAAGCGGGAACAGATGATCCGCGACGATGACTTCCGACGCGACCAGTTGGCGCAGGATGGACTACTAAAGAAATACGAAATTGAGTTAAAGTACAACGCACAAATCAGCAACGCTGAGATTCAAGCTGTAACCAGCATGAATCGAGAGGCAACCATCAACCAACCTGGAATGGCATGACAGATCAAGTAATTCGCTCTGGCCGCAAGGCACAGGAACTCTTAGAGGATGAGACGTTCAACACGGCACTGACCAAGATTGAAAACGAACAACTCTGGATTTTCAAGAGCAGCAAACCCGAAGAATCCGCGAAACGCGAGATGGCCTGGTCCATGTTGAGGGCAATAGATAACCTCAAAGGTGAACTAACAAAGACCATCGACAACGCAAAAGTGGCGCAGCGTGCGCTGGAACGGGTTAGCAAATGACAGAATCACTCAATATGGACGCAGCAGTCCAGGCACTCACGGCCATACTTCCCGAAGAGGGAGAAAAGTCAACCGACGAGGCGTTATCTCAGGAAACTGAGGCGGCGGTGGATGAAGAATTGTCCGGTGATGCAGACGCATCGGACGATGAAACGCCTACCGAACAGTCAGAGGAAGATGAGGAATCAGAGGAGAGCGAAGAGCCGCAGACTTTCACCGTCAAGGTAGACGGTAAGGAAGTTACTGTAACGCTTGACGAACTCCAACAAGGTTACTCACGCACTCAAGACTACACGCGGAAGACCCAGCAGATTGCCGAGGTGCGCAAGCAAGTCGAGCAAGAGAGCCAGGCCATCCGCGCCGAGCGTGCGCAGTACGCTCAATTGTTAGGTGCATTGGAGCAACAGGTTCAGCAGGCGGCACAGCCTCAGATCGATTGGGACAAACTCTACCAAGAGGACCCCATCGAGTGGGTGAGGCAGAAAGAGTTAGTGCGTGAGAACCAGGCCAAGTACGAGGCTATTCAGAGCGAACAGCAGCGACTTGCAGAAATCTCACGCCAGGAACAGGCGCAGTCTATGCAGGCGTTTCTTGCTCAAGAGCAAGAGAAATTGATGGAAGTCCTACCCGAGTGGAAGGACCCAGCCAAGGCCAAGGCAGAGAAGGCGCTACTCATTGAGTTCGGACAGAAAGCCGGATTCCAACCTGATGAACTGAAGAACATTTTTGACCACCGTGTCGTTAATGTGCTGCGTAAGGCGGCACTGTACGAGCAGATGATGTCCAAGCGGGGCAACATCAAACCGGTGACCAACAATGGCCCAAGACCAGCCAAGCCAGGGGCAGCCGGTCGCGTATCCACGACAAGCGAATCAACGCGCGCAAAACAACGTCTTGCAAAAAGTGGCCGCGTACAAGACGCGGTCTCCGCAATTGAACTTTTACTAAAGTGAGTAAATCATGGCAATCGTAACCAATACTTTCACGACCTTTGACGCCAAAGGTATCCGTGAAGATTTGTCCAACATCATCACCAATATCGCTCCCGAAGAGACTCCTTATCAGAGCAACATCGGACGCGAGTCGGTCAGCAACTCCCTGTTTGAGTGGCAAACCGACACTCTGGCAAGCGCAGCGGCAAACAAGCAGATTGAGGGTGACGATGTCGCCTCTTTTGACGCTGTTACCGCAACCGTTCGCCTGCAAAACTACGCTCAGATTTCGCGCAAGACTATCGTCCTGTCCGCGACTGAAGAGGTGGTTAACAAGGCTGGCCGCCGCAGCGAACTGGCTTACCAGATCGCCAAGCGCAGCGCCGAACTGAAACGCGATCAAGAGTTCACCATGCTTAACGGCGCGGTGGCTGCTGCTGGTAACACCAGCACTGCACGCGGTACTGCATCTCTGGGCGCTTTCATCAAGACCAACGTTGATATGCAGACTAACGGCGCTAACCCGTCGTACACCACGCTGCCAAACAGCGCACGCACTGACGGTAACGTTCGCACTTTCACTGAGACCATTCTCAAGAATGTGATTCAGCAAGTGTGGACCTCTGGCGGCACTCCCAAGATTCTGATGACCGGCCCTGTTAACAAGCAGCGCGTCAGCGGTTTCTCTGGTATCGCCTCCAGCCGTTACAACATCAACGGCGGTGACCGTCCTGCAACCTTGATCGGCGCTGTTGACATCTACGTCAGCGATTTCGGTCAAGTAAGCGTGATTGCTAACCGTTTCCAACGTGAGCGTGACGCCTGGGTGCTGGACCCCGAGTACGCCAAGATGACTGTGCTGCGTCCTTACCAGCAAGTTGAACTCGCTAAGACCGGCGACGCTGAGAAGCGGATGCTGTTGGTCGAGTGGGGTCACAAGGTGCTGGCCGAGAACGCACACGGCCTGGCTGCTGACCTGGTTACATCGTAATCAAGTTAAAGGGATCAGGGCAACCTGGTCCCTTTTTTAACGCATGAACAATCAAGTATTTGACGATAACAAGGAAGCGGGGATCACCCGTTTTTGGCATTTCAATGATGAAACCGGCCAGGCAACGATTCAGACTCAGCAGGATGTCACAGCAGTCGTTGAAGCAAACAAGGCGGATTTCAATAAGGTAGATGAGCGCGCAAACTGGAAGGGCGAGTGGCATCACGTTGCCAGCATCCCAGAGGCTGTTTACTACCAACTCAAGGCCGAGGGTAAGTTAGATGACCAGGCATACATGAAACGCTGGCTCAACGCAAGTGAAAATCAATTCTTTAGAACAAGACCTGGGAAAGTATGAATAACTACATTGCAGTCTGCACCCCAGCACGTGACATGGTCCACGCCAATTTCACCTATTGCCTGGTGAATATGGTCTGCTACCACACGCTGAACACGACAGACGCAGTGAGTTTGAAAATCATGCAGGGTACTCTGATTCAGAACCAGCGTGCAGACCTGGCGCTGGATGCGATGGGCGAGGGTTGCACGCATATCCTGTTCATTGACTCCGACATGACGTTCCCGCAGGATATGGTGGAGCGCCTGCTCAAGCATGACCTGGACATTGTGGCGACCAACTGCGCACGCCGACGTATCCCTACCGGACCGACTGCTCAGAAGTATGGTCCTGATGGCGAGCGCGAACTGGTCTACACCATGCCAGAGTCAACCGGCATCGAGGAAGTCGGCAGCATCGGCATGGGCGTGATGCTGATTAAGCGTAACGTCTTTGAGAAGCTGACAGAGCCGTGGTTTGAGACGCCCTGGCGCACCGACAAGCGAGGCTACATCGGAGAGGACATCTTCTTCTGCCGTAAGGCGCAGGCGGCAGGGTTTAGAATCTACATAGACCACGACGTGAGCAAAGAGATCGGCCACATCGGGACGTTTGAATTCAAGCACGACCACACCTGGATGATGCGCGACATCGAGAAGGAAAAGGCAGAGCATGGCACTTAGCACCTACGCTGAACTGAAAGCCTCGGTTGCCGATTGGCTCAACCGTAGCGATCTCACGTCTGCCATCACCGACTTTGTATCTCTCGCAGAGGCACAAATGGAGCGTACCCTGCGCACGACTCAGATGATTACCCGCGCCACGGCCACCATTGACGCCGAGTACAACGCGACACCAGGTAACTTCCTAGAGGCGCGGACGTTCAAGATGGACACCAATCCCGTCAGCCCGTTGCAGTTTGAGACTATCGACAGCCTAGATAACTTGCTGACTCAGTACACATCAAGCGGGAAGCCTAAGTTCTTTGGCGTTGTCGGGTCACAGATTCGCGTTGTGCCTATCCCTGACTCCAGCTATACGGGAGAGTTGATTTATTACAGCAAACTGAGCAAGCTGTCCGCCTCCAACACCACCAACTGGTTGCTCACTAAAGCACCTGACGTGTACCTGTACGGTTCACTGCTACAGGCTGCACCATACTTACAGGATGACGCCAGGATTCAAGTATGGGATGGACTGTATAAGAACGGAATAGAGGAACTGCAAATTGCAGATGAGCGCGGAGCAACTAGCGCAGGCGTGCTGAAGTCACGCGCTAGGTCTTTCGGTTAAAATTTTCCCAGTATTGGAGAAAGCAAAATGCATTCTGAACGAGTCAACAGCAAAGACGCATCAAGCGCTTCCATATCAAGCCAATCTGCCGTGCAGGAAAGCATTGGCGCAACTGGTTTCTATGAAGTCACTTGCTTCGATGCAGATGGGAACATCAAGTGGGCAGAGCCAATTGAAAATTTGGTGGTGACCGTAGGAAAGAATAATCTTCTAGATAACTTCTTTGCTGGTAGCGCGTACACGGCAGCCTGGTACATGGGGCTGGTAGACGGAGCATCTACTCCTACATATGCGGCTGGAGATACCATGTCTTCCCATTCTGGTTGGAGCGAAAGCGTCGCGTACTCCAACTCAACCCGTCCGTCTGTAGGTTGGAATTCTGCATCTGCTGGATCAAAGGCATCCACGTCTACATCATTCACAATCAATGCCAGTGCGACCATTGCAGGATGCTTTCTAACTACCGTAAACACTAAAAGTGGAACAACAGGAACTTTGTATTCGGCTGGTAGTTTCACAGGTGGTAATCGAGGTGTTCAGTCTGGTGACACATTGAACGTTACATATACCGGATCGGTCTAATCATGGCATTTAAGACAGGTGACCAGGTAATCATTAAGGGAACGACTATGACAGGCGTAGTGCAAAGCGCTGCTGTTGATAGTAACTGTGCCCTGTTGCTGCTTGTATCCTATATTGACACCAATGGCGATAGCCAGGAGCGTTTCTTCAAAGTTGAAGAACTGACAGATTAAAGGGTTGTTGCTATGGCACTTGTACTTGCCGACAGAGTCAAAGAGACAACCACCACAACTGGAACAGGCACTGTAACCCTGGCAGGCGCTACGTCAGGATTCCAATCATTTTCTGCTGTTGGTAATGGTAACTCAACCTATTACACTATTGCTGGACAAAGCAGTTCAGAGTGGGAGGTTGGTATCGGTACATACACTTCCTCGGGTACAACGCTTTCCAGAACAACTGTTTTATCGTCTAGCAATTCTGGTTCATTAGTTAACTTCTCTGCTGGTACAAAAGACGTTTTTGTAACCTACCCCGCCAGTGCGGCAGCTACAGAAGGTAAAGCAATAATCATGTCGATGGTCTTTGGAATCTAAAGGAACCCTATGGCAAACCCGAATATGGTCAATGTGTCCTCCATCCTTGGAGCGACAACCTACCTTGTACCGACCACCACAACCGCAACCACTTGGGCTGCACTGACTCCATCCGCTGGAACCATCAACAAGATTGATACCATGATGGCTACAAACGTCACGGCCACTGCGGCAACCATCACCGTATCTATCAACAGCGCAACAGGCGGGGCAGGTACGGCGTACCGACTTACGTACCAAACCAGCGTACCGGGCAATTCATCTTTGGTGGTCGTGGATAAAAGCACCATGATTTATGTCGGTGAAGCCCAGTCTATTGTGGTCACATCGGGAACCACTAATGCAATTGAGATGGTTGCCACCTACGAGGCGATTAGCTGATGAATCGGTACAAGGGTTCCATCCGGTCTGCTACGGCTGCGCCTACTAGCAGTTCCGCAGCTATTGGGATATGGACTATGACGGAACAGGTGCAGGCAAAACAAGCTAGTGCATGGCCTGCTGCTGGTTCTGTTCCCGTTGAATATTTGGTAGTAGGTGGCGGCGGCGGGGGTGGCGGGCACATGGGTGGCGGAGGCGGTGCTGGAGGGTTTTTAACCGCAACAAACTTTATCCTCATATATGGAACACCATACACAGTAACAGTAGGGGCTGGCGGTGCTGGTGGTAATCAATCAAGCGGCACTGTTACCGAGCAAGGTATAAATGGAACTGATTCAGTATTTTCCACAATAACAGCTTCAGGAGGCGGTGGAGGGGGAGGATACGGCGGCTCTACTGCCAGTAATACTTTTACTGCGTCCATCAGCGGCACCACCATGACGGTGACCGCAACAACGCCTCTATTGCGTATAGGTCAAACCTTCTCAGGCACTGGTGTTACCACGGGAACATCCATCGTGGCGCAGTTGACCGGAACCGCTGGAAGTACCGGAACCTACACGGTCAGCGCATCACAGACAGTGGCATCCACGACCATGACAATCGCTATCGGCGGCGGCAAAAGTGGTGGTTCAGGTGGCGGCGCGGGTGGCGGCGCAATTAGGAATGGGGGCGCTGGAAATGTCCCTGTTACATCCCCATCACAAGGGTCTGTTGGTGGTAATAGACTAGATACAGCTTTTGACGCTGGTGGTGGTGGTGGCGCTACCGGCGTAGGCGGAACTCAGTTTAGCGGAACTGGCTCAATAGCTACAACAGTTTTGACATTAACTGCGGTCAGTTTAGGTACAGTTCAAATTGGTCAAGTCATTACAGGAACAGGCGTAACAGCCGGAACCAAAATTACAGCTTTTGGTACAGGTAGCGGAGCAACTGGAACTTATACGGTTAGCGTTTCTCAAACTGTAACGTCTACCACTATTTCCACATCTGGAATTGGCGGGTTTGGCGGGGATGGTACAAGTTCAAGCATCACCGGAAGCGCAGTAACTTACGCGGGTGGCGGCGGTGGCACAGGAAATAGCACTGCTGGTGCAGGCGGCGCTGGCGGCGGCGGTGCTGGTGGCGGTGCTACGGGGACTACTGGTACGATTAATACTGGTGGCGGAGGCGGTGGTACGCGAGATGGTTCGACCGGTGGGGCAGGGGGAGGTTCTGGAATCGTAGTTGTCCGCTATGCAGATTCTTACCCTTTAGCCGCTGCCACAACAGGTTCTCCAACAGTCACGACTGCCGGAGGCTACCGCGTGTATAAGTTTACTGGCAACGGGTCAATTACGTTCTAATCATGGCACATTTTGCAAAACTTGACGAAAACAATGTAGTGCTGGAAGTGCATTGTGTGCATAACAATGAACTATTGGTTAATGGGGTTGAAGTAGAGGCTATGGGGGTAGTATTCCTGATAAATTGGTCAGGTGGGCACCCTTTTTGGAAACAAACTTCCTATAACGGAACATTTCGCAAAAACTACGCTGGCATCGGCTACACCTACGATGCCCAAAGGGATGCGTTTATACCACCAAAGCCCTACAATAGCTGGACGCTGAACGAAGACACCTGCTTGTGGCAACCGCCCGTAGCGCGGCCTGTGGATGGAAAAATGTATGCTTGGGATGAGGCAACATTGTCCTGGACATTGATCGGATAGGTGTGAAATGTTTGGAATTTCAGCGATTGGCCAGGCTCCATTCAGTTCGCTGGGTAGTGCAATATATTCTGTATCTATAGTCGAAGGTGGATATGGGCAAGGTTTCTATGGATCAGGTCCATACGGATATTCTGGTGCTGTAGATTCAATTATTTCTGGATTTAATTTTCCAGTTAGCATATCCGAGTCTGCCTCTGCATCTGACTCACAGAATTATGCGTTGACAGTTGGAACATCAATTCTTGAGTCAGGATCAGCATCTGATTCGTTGACATCTGTAGCCAATTTTGTAGCTTCAATTCTAGAGTCAGGAACGGCCACAGAATCAATTGGACAAAACATTGTCGCGGTAGCGTTTGCCGCTGAATCAGGATCTGCATCTGATTCACAATTATCTGTCTATGTAGTCTCTAAATCTATATCTGAATCTGGTTCAGCATCTGACAGTGTCGTTGGCTTGATGGTTATGGAAACATCAATTGCTGAAGGCGTAAGCGTACAAGATGCCATGACAATGGCTCTGGATATGGTAGCGTTTAATTCAGATGCTTTGCTGGCATCTGATGGATTAACAGGTGGACTTGAGTACGTCGCAGCAGTTGCTGAGTACCTTGATGCGTTGGACTACATCACTCAGAGACTGATGTGGGAACCAGAATCAATCAATCCAGAAACATGGGCAGACTCTGGAGCATCAACCACATCATGGACTACGCAGTCCCCAAATACAGGTAGCTGGACTATAATTTCTGACAACACCAACCCCTGGACATCTGTAAGCGGAACGTCCAAGGATTGGACAACCCAATGAGGTGAAACATGGCTGATACGACCACCACAAACCTACTCCTTACCAAGCCCGAGGTTGGAGCAAGCACCGACACCTGGGGAACCAAGATCAACACCGACTTGGACTCTGTTGACGCGGTGTTTGCTGCGGCTGGAAATGGGACCAGCGTTGGTCTCAATGTGGGATCAGGTAAGACGTTAGCGGTGGCCGGTACGCTGACTGTTACCGGAACCGCTACCGTGCCTACTCAATCGGCTAAAGACAATTCAACCAAAGTAGCCAGCACAGCTTATGTAGATACAGCCTCTGCTAGCATCACAGGCTTCAAGAACCGCATCATCAACGGCGCGATGGTGATTGACCAGCGCAATGCTGGGGCTGAGGTGAACCCTGCTATAACCGCCACCTATTATCTTGATAGATGGCAGGCTAGTTCTAGTGTTGCATCAAAATTTAAAATTGGGCAAAACGCTGGTTCAGTAACGCCTCCAACAGGCTACATAAATTATCTTGGGTGTACTTCACTTTCGGCCTATGCCGTAGGAACGTCAGAGATTTTTACTGTTCGTCAAAGCATTGAAGGTTTAAACATAGCGGATTTAGCGTGGGGTACTGCTTCAGCGGCAACGGTAACCTTATCTTTTTGGGTGTACTCAAGCCTTACAGGAACTTTTGGCGGCACTATAAAAAATAGTGGTGGGTCTAGGGCTTACCCGTTTACTTACACCATATCTTCCGCAAACACTTGGACGCAAGCATCAGTAACTATTGCTGGTGATACATCAGGAACTTGGCTGACTACCAATGGAATTGGGATACAAGTTGTATTTAGCATTGGTTGTGGTGCAACGGCATCTGGTACTGCTGGCGCATGGAGTTCTACAAACTACACTTCAGCCACAGGCGCTGTATCAGTAGTAGGAACCAACGCAGCCACTTGGTACGTCACAGGCGTACAGCTAGAAAAAGGCAGCACAGCCACATCGTTTGATTACCGCCCGTATGGGACTGAGTTGGCTTTATGCCAGCGGTACTATTACAAGGCGACAGTGCAAACTGCCAATTCGCCTTTTGGTTCGGCTTTTATGAACTCCGCTACGGAGGCAAGGGGCTTAGTTCAATTCCCCGTAGTGCTGCGGACAAACCCCACCGCGCTTGAGCAAACAGGAACCGTAACAGACTACAGAGTTAGGTATACCGCATCTAGCGCAACCAACTGTAGCGCAGTCCCAACTTTTGGAGCCGCCACAACAATTATGAGCTTTGTAAGTTTTACAGTGGCTTCTGGTTTAACTGCCGGACAAGCAGGATTTTTGGAATCTAACTCAACTAGTTCTTATCTTGGATGGAGTGCTGAACTATGATTTTCAAATGCTTGCCCGCCGTTGAAGGCGAACCACAAATCTACGCCCGTATTGACGATGATGGCAAATGCCGTTTGACTTGCATAGCGGAACACCCTGAGTTTCAAGAATGGCTTGCTGAAGGCAACACGCCACAACCAGCGGACTAATAATCATGGAATTCCAGCCAATGTTTAACTTCGTCGGTGGCGCGATCCTGGTCGCTGTCGGCTGGTGGTGTAAAGAGATATGGGACTCTGTGAAAGCCTTGAAGGAAGACATCAAGGCGATTGAGATTGACTTGCCAAAGAACTACGTCAGCAAGATTGACATCGAGAGCCGACTCGACAAGATTGACGCAACGCTAGAGCGCATCTTTGATAAGCTGGAACACAAGGCTGATAAGTGATTTCTTTGCTTGCCTCAGCGGATAGCCCCTGGCCGAATACTGAGACAAAGACGGTTTTGGTTTGTCGTATCCCTAAGAAAGATGAGGACAAGACGATGGGCGCAAATGAATTCATGGATAAAGATGGACGCATCTGCCGCTGGGTAGTTGTGAACCGTAAATGATTGACCCATTCACGGCCTTTGCAATGGCGCAGGGCGCTGTAGCTGGCATAAAAAAGCAGTCGCCCTTGGTAAAGACATCCACGGCCTATACAAAGAATTCAGCAGTTTCTATCAAGCGGCAGACACGGTTCATCTAGCAAGCAGCAAGGCCAGGATTGCGTCAATTGGAAAGACAGATGC